CGGTGAAGGACGTCTCCCGCCCCAGCCTCTGCGCCGTTTTCGTCAGCGACTCGAACGCCTCGCCCGTCGAGTTCGTGACCGCCTGCACGAGCCTCATCCTGTCGTCGAAGCCCGCGAACGACCTCTCCGCCAATGCGAACGGAAGCGACATCGCGCCGCCGAGCGCCAGCATCTCGCGCCCTATCGCCGTGCAGGACTTGGAGAAGGAACGGAGCTGCGCCTGCGCCTCGCCGAGGCTTCTGCGGAGCTTCGAGGAGTCAGCCGTCACCTCGACATATGCGCGTCCAGCCTTTATGTTCGCAGTCGCAGACATGAACCTCCTCCTTTCATTTCTCCTCTTCGAGGAACACGCCCGCTGCGTGCTCCATCATCCCGAGCCGCTCCCGGCTTTCGTACTCCTCCGGGTGGTTCTTCTTGAGCCACCCCGCAACCTCGCGGATGTCCTCCGCGAGGATCTTGAGCCTCTCGACCGCGTATGCGGGGTTAACGATGTCCGTCATTTGGCACCTCCCCTGCAGAACGCGGCCTTGAGCGCCTCCTTCATCTCTTCGCCGCGAAGGATTATCTTCGGCGGCGCGGGCGTGAACGGGTTGAAGTCCGACGGCTTGAACGGCTTTCCTTTCTTCGGGTCGCGGTTGAGGTTGGCGAGCAAGGCCATCTGAGAGGATGCTATTCCCCACTCGAACTTCGCCCGCCCCTCCGCCATCAGCCCCAGTTCCCTCAAGGTGAAGGAGCCGGGGTCGACTCCGCAGATTCCCGCGAGGCGGCAGGCGGTTTCAAGGAGGTCTTCAGACGCTCCTCGAACTCGGGGCTGTTCAAGGCCTTTTCGAGCATCCCCAAGTTCTCCGTCTCGTACTTCCTTGCGATGTCGACCGCCTTCTTCAGGAAGAGCCGCCTCGCCCCTGGGAAAAAATCGACGAGTTCGTCGAGGAACGCCCTCGTAGCGTCCGAAATGGAATCCCCCGCGAGGGACGAGCCGAAGTCGTCATCGGTCACCCCGGCCGCCTTCGCCTGCCCCTCGCAGAGAACCCACAGGATGTCTACGAGGAGGATCGGGTCGTTCGCCACCCTGTCGAGGGTGTCGGTCGCAACCGCTCCGTCCTTGCCCGCCTGTATGACGTTCACGAGGTCGATCCCCAGGACGTCGCGAACGCGCTTCATCTGGCGGACGTTCAGCTCGACGTCCCAGACGCGCTCCTTCGTGTCGGTAAACTGTCTCATGTCTCTTCTCCTTTCCGGCTACTGTCAGCCGCCGTTGCCGCCGCCGTCCTTCCATGTCGGGGGACGCGTCACCAATGTCGGCTTGCACGTGACGCTCACCGTCAAAGCCTCCTCCAGAGGCTCCGAACGAGAGAACGACGTCACGACGAAGTCGGCGTCGAGTCCGTTGCCGTCGCCATCGGAGGCGAAGAGCGCGATTGCCGTATTGTTGAAGTAGGCGTTCTTGATCGCCTTGAACCCGGCATCCGCCGTGTCCCAGACCATCTCGAACTCCAGCGATGCGTCCTTCAAGGTCGCCGCCGTGATTCGCCAGCCCTCCGCCGCGCGGGTCGTGATGTCCGCCTCGCCCGTCTCCAGGTTGAGCGTCACGTCCTTGCAGTTCTTCATCTCCGATGTGGCGGTCAATCCCGCCGCGCCGTGGAAGAGCTGCGCATCCAATCCAAGTTTGTATGCCATTTTATGACTCCTTGTTTTGACAGGATTTACATGATTGTCAGGATTGAGGAATCCTGTGAATCCTGTCAATCCTGTCTGAAACTTACTTCACCGCGTCCTTCCACATCTTCGCGACGTGGGGAGCGGACTCCTTGAGGGCGGGACCCATGAGCGGTCGCTTCGGATAGCGTTCGCGCCTGTACTTCCCGCCGAACTCGTGCGCGGACATCGAAGGCCCGACGAAGTTGAAGCCAGGGCCGACGAGGACGGACTTGTCTCCGTCCGAACCGAAGAGGATTGCCCGCTTGAGCAATCCTTTCCGAGAATGCGGAGGCGACCCCGCTTGCGACGCCTTCGGGCTCGTCACGACCTTCCTCTGCGCGACGCGGCGGACATACGCCCCCGCCCGGCGGAGGATGTCGCGGCTCGCCCTCGCGATCCTCGCGACAAGCCCGTCCTCGTCGAACTCGACCTCGCACTTCATCAGCCTCCCTCCGGCACGCGATGCTCGTTCACCTCCTTGAAGAGGAGTTCGATCACGCCCGTGAACTGACGACGCTCCCTCATGTGGTCGGGGACGTAAAGAGGCGCATGGTTCGCCTCGACGCACTTCGCCCCCCGCACGGTAGTGTGCAGGAAGTCGAGCGCGAGGGTCTGCGCGTAGTTCACGAGATCGACGAGTTCGTCTTCCGTCGTCTTGCGGAGGACGCCCACGTGTATCGTGAGAAAGTCCTCCCTGAAGCCGCGCGCCAGCATCCTGTGCTTGATACCTACGGGAACCACGACGATACGCGTCTTCTCCTTCACGTCCTTGATGGAGTATTCAGGAGCGAGTTCCACGTCCGCCTCGCCGATCTTCTCGGCCACGCCGTGTGCAAGCGAAATGATGTCAACCATATTGCGCCTCCTTTTCCGCCGCTACTGCGACATTCCCTTTACGATGTCGAAGATGAGCGTCCCTACCGCCGAGAGAAGCGAGATTATCGCCGCTCCCATCGCCGCGTGCAGGGTCTTCTGAAGACCCGTCGCCGTTGCGCAGGGCGGCGTGTGGTGCGCCCCGTCCGCGAAATGCATCTTCACCATCCCCTTGAGTTCCGCGATGTCCATCCTCGCCCGCGTCACGCCCTCCCAGAGTTCCGGGAAGCCGGGCGGCATCTCCATATGCTGCTGTTCGTTGGCTGCCATTGCTATCCTCCTGTGTGCTTGGCGTGAATCCTGTACGCCGTGTGGAACGCGTCGCTCCACCTCCAGCAGGGTTCGCCGCTTGGCGCGAGGACTTCATATGTGTGACCAAGGAACTCAACCTCGTCGCCGACCTGCGGCTCCGAGGGAAGAAGCTCCTTCGGCACGATGAAGTCCCGCGTCTCGATTCGCGTCCAGACGCCGTCCACGTCCGTTGCGCCGAACACCGTCCGCCCGACGACTGCACGGATCGTGTGCGCCTCGCCGCCGAGTGGCGTGTAGCCGACCTCGACGGCGAGGCTCTGCATCTGTATCGCGCGCATATGCTCGATGGCGGACTTGACCATGTCAGTTCAACCCCTGACAGAGCCTGACGTACACGAGCGCGTCCGCCGCTCCCGCGAGAGCGACAGCGTGTCCGAGCTTTACCGAGCCGGACGCGCCTGCTGCGACGGCCTGCTTGGTGGCCGGATTCCATCCGACCTCCATGCCGGGCGCGACGGCGAAGCCGGTCGCCTTGGCGACTTCGTACACTCCAGTCAGCGCGAGTGCGCCGAGTTCTCCGGCCTTGATGTCGAGCTTGGCGACGCCGACGACCTTGTTGGCGAGAACGACGATGTCTCCCGCCGCGACGTCCGCCATCGGCGTGTGGTCGATGGCGTCGCCTCTCTGAACGTATCTTGCATCCATTTTGTGCAATCCTTTCTCGTTTGAAGATTAAGCGGCCCGTCCGCCGTGGCAGGGAAAGAAACAAGCAAAGAAACCTGCCGACGGCGGCCCGGGCCAGAGATTGTCTAGGCCGCGGCCCCGTTGGACTTGACCATTCCGCGATGGTCCTGCTCGCGGATGCCCACGTCGAAGTACACGCGGAACCAGATGCCGAGGACGTTGAAGTCTAGGTCGCCGCGCTCCACGGTAGGCGTGCGCTTCCCCTTGAGGTAGCCGATCTCGAAGGTGTCCACAGTGCCGGGCTTGCCGAAGAGGTACCACGCGGTGTCGCTCGCGCCGTTGTACTTCGCGTTCGAGAGGTACGGGCTTGAGACGATCTGCAGGTTCTGGTCGGCGAGGACGTTGAGAGTCGGGCGGATCGTGTTCTCCGCTCCGCCGGACATCATCAGGGCCGCGCCTCGAGTGAGCTCGACAGCAAGGAACTTCAATGCCGTCGGGACGAGCAGGATGCTCGGCTCAACGTTCACCGGCTGTCCGTCCGCGTCAGTCTGGTCGAGGAACACCTTGATGGCCTTCTTGAGCGAGTCGGCGGAAAGCGCCGACGTCGCGCCAGTCAGGAGGTTCTTGTGGTTCGACGAGAAGAGAGGCTTGCCGTCAACCATCGTCGGGTTCGCCATGAGGCGCTCGAAGAAGAGCTGGTCGACGAGACGGGCCGCACGGTTGCCCATCGCGGTCGGGACCTTGAGGAACGCACCGAGGTCGTCGTTGATGATCATCTTGCGCGTAAGGCAGAACTTCTTGGCGTAGGTGTCAAGCTGGTTCACGGCCTTCTCCTCGCTGACGCCGCCGTCCTTGATCTCGCCGTCCGCGCCGACTGGCTTCAGGTCGCCGATGTCGGTGAGGCGGAAGCGCTGGTTCTCCTTGAAGTCGGAGAGGTCGGCGGAGGTGCAGAGGCTCGTCGCGATGATGGGCTGTGCGCGGTACGCCTGCAGGAGCTTCTTCTGCGCGACGTTGGAGAGGATGCCGGGGAGCGACACCGTGGAGAACGCGGCCTTGATCGCGGAGTTGTCGAAGGTGCGCGGGACGTTCATCCCCTCAAGCCTCATGCACTCGGCGAGGACGCCCTGGAGCGGGATATCGCAGTCCTTCATCGCGGCCTCGACGGTCTCGTCGCCCATCTCCTTGGCGAGCGTGTCGCCGTCGATCCCTGCGCGGAGCGACAATGCCGCCTCCAGCGTCTTCTCTGTCATGCCGGACTTCTTCACCGTCACGGACGGAGGGGTGGTCGTGGGCTGCTTGGCGCGATACGCCTTGAGAACTTCCTCGTTCACGCGGTTGCGGTCCCATCCCTCGGCGATTGCCTTTGCCTCGATCTCGGGGAACTCGCTGCCGCAGGCCACCTTGATCATCGTCACGCGGTCGCGCTCGGCCTTGACCGCCTCTGCCGCGATTGCCTTCGCGTCGGGCATCGGATCGGCAGGCTTTTCGGGTGTCGCGGACGCGGTCACCGTCTTGGGGGTGTCCTTCGGCACAGCCGCAGGCGTAGCCGGAGGGTTAGCGGGAGCCGCCGCCTCGACGGGCTTCGTCTCCTTGTTGGTCACTTCAGGTTCCATAATGGAGTTTCCTTTCAGTTGCAGTTGTGCCGTGACTGTCATGTGCGTCGAGCGGTCCGCGCCCACGGCGACTACGCTGACCTCCCGCAATGTCGATTTCGTGACGTGGTAGAACGGCGCTTCGTGCTCCGCTCCGTTGACCTTCCTCTTGCCTTCCTGCACAAGCTCGGCGGCTTCGACCTCCGCTCCTATCGAGAGCTGCCAGTCCGCGCCCGCCTTGCCCTGTGCGACTATCGCCTCGGCGAGTTCGCCTCCGGCGACGATTTCGCCGGCGATTGCGAGGTGCCCGTTCTCCGCCTTGGCGTTCACCACGCCCACGCGCCCAAGCGTGTGGTTCTCGTGGTTCGCGAGAAGCGGCACGGACTCGGGGACGGTCATGCCGGAGAGGTCTACGACCACCGGCTTCGACCACCCGAAGAGCCGCATCTTGCCGCCTCCGTAGGCGAGCCCTGCCACCTTGTGCTTTCCGTCTCCGCCGTCTTTCGCGGCGGTTATTTCGAGATATTCACTCGTCTTTCCCATCTTCTTCTCCTTCGTTTTCGTCTTGAGATTCGTTCTTTTCAGGAACATCGTCGATGCCGAGTTCCTTCATGAGCGTCCTTTCCTTGGCTATCTGCCGAAGCTCAGTCTCCCAGTCCTTGCCTTGGCGGGCGTATTCCGCCGCCAAAGTAGTGGTCTTGTTGAGAAGCCGCTTCTCCTGTGCGTTCGCCTCCTTCGCGGGATCGACGTGTTCCTGTCCGTCCCAGAACCACACGTGGCGGCAGTCGCAGGCGTCAAGCTGCGTAGCGGTCGCAAGCGACCACTCGCGCATCCACGCATCGAACACGCGGTCGAGTATCTCCGCCTCCATGAACGCCCGGTCCACCTTGAGCGACTTGTAGTACGTCTGGTGGTCGAGGCGTCCCGACGCGTAGTTGTAGCCCGACGAGTTCCCCGCAGCGATGTTGTAGGGCATCGAAAGACACCTTGCGATCTCGTTCAGTATCTCGTGCTTGAACTCGCCGTATGTCGTGACGGGCTGCTTCGGGTCGACCTGGGACATCTTCCAGCCGCCCGGCATCGTGAGGAGCATGTTCCGCTCAAGCTGGATCGTATCCATCGCCTCGACGGAGTCCGCCTCGCCGTTCGCCGGGGCGTCCGTGTACAGGATGCCCGCGAAGTCGGCGGCGGCCTCCGCAGCGCTCACCACCGCCAGCGTGAACCGGCGGAGGTGTGCAAAGAGCGGCAAGGCGGCGGTAATCTCCGGGATGCCGCGATGCTGCTCCGGCCTGTCCTGGCGGAACACGTGTATCATGTTCTCCGCCCCGACGGTCATGAACTCCGTGTTGAAGCTCTCCGTTCCGCCCGGATGGAACTTCAATACCCTGTACGAGACGGGGTTTCCGAAAGAGTCGAACGTGATGCCGTCGACCCGCCTCTCGTCGCTGGTCAATTCGTCATCCGTAACCCGGTCGGCTTCGATG